GCACCACCAAGATCAACCTCAAGGGCACGGCCCTCACTGAGCAAACCCCAGCGCTGACCGGCACTGCCGCCAGCCTGCAGCTCAGTGCCGGCGATCGTCTGTCGCTTGATGTGACCGGCACCACCACCGACCTGGCTGGTGTCATCCTCACCGTCCTCATGAAGCGGATCTGATCTTGGGACTGTTCGCTTTCCGGCGACTGCGTGAACGCGAGGCTGCATCATCTGATGTGGCCTCTCTTTCTAATGCAGAGCCTAAACTGACTCAATTGGAGCCCGCTGATGGCGATCACGATCGTGGCCACGCCAGGCGCGGCCGACGCAAACTCATACCTGACGCTGAATGAAGCGCAGGCATTGATCGACGGCATGGTCGAAAACGCAGATGTCCTCGCGTGGGGCACTGCATCAACTGATGCCAAGAACCGTGCATTAAGTGCTGCCACGCAGCGACTTGATCGCGAGCGGTTTCTTGGCGCTAGGGCAACAGACACGCAATCGCTGCAGTGGCCGCGTACTGGTGTCAGGCGGCCTGATACCTACATCAACACCTATGCGATCGGGTTTCCGTTTCGTATTACCACTGATTACTTCACTGATACCGAGATCCCGCCGCAGGTGCAGTATGCGCAGACGGTGCTGGCGGTATATCTCAATGCAAACCGCGATGGCTTGAGCCTTAGCGGCATCGAGGACTACAAGTCGATCACGATCGGCAGCATCAGCGTCCAATCCGCTGGCGCCAGCAGCACCGCATCAGGTGCTGATCGTGTGCCGCCGATTTTTGAGCGTTATTTGGTCGGCCTTAGACTGAGCGGACCTGGCAACATTTCAATCCGCCGGAGCTGATCATGGACCGCATCTACGCCATTGGGTTTGAATACATCAGCGACACCGCAGCGCACACCGGTCGATTCCATCAGCTTTATGCGCTGGAAGATAGCGTGATCGCCAGTGCCGTGATTGAAAATCAGACCGGCAATACGTTCACTGCAGTGCCGCTGAAGGCCGGCGATGACATCAAGGGAGTATTCACCAGCGTCACCTTGACCAGTGGCACTGTCGTTGCATACAAGATCTGATGAGCGTTCAACCTGGCCAGCACAATATCTCGGTGCAACGCCGCGCTGATTTTGACCTGCAGCTGCAGTTCAAGGACAGCACTGCTACGCCGATTGACCTAACGGGTTGGACTGTCTATGCGCAGGTGTGGAATCGTGCACGCAGCACGAAATACGGTGACTTCACCGTCACCTACACCAACCGCGCGCAAGGCACGATCAAGATCGCGCTAACTGATACGCAAACGGCGGACTTTCCAGAGGAGGCATATTATGACGTGTTACTGGAGGACGCTAGCGGGCTGCGTAATTACTACCTAGAGGGCATCGTCTACGTGTCGGAAGGATACACCGCGCCATGAGCACCGCAACTGTTGTCGTCAGTCAAGAGCAGTATTCGGTTGTCGTCACCGACAACAACGGCGCAACAACAGTCGTCACGCCACCGGCTGCCATCAGCCTGACGGTTTCAACACCAGGACCAGCTGGCCCGCCAGGGCCTGGTGTTCCGATCGGCGGTAATCCGGGTGATCTGCTGTCAAAGTCGAGTGCCACGAACTACGACACCGCATGGACAGCACAGCCTGAAGTTGATGTGTTGCAGTTTGACCTTGCCGCAGGCGTATCACCTGCTGATGGCCAGTTGGCGTGGAATGCCGACGAGGGGACGCTAGAGCTTGGCAAAGGCGGCATCAGCAACTACATCGGCCAAGAGACGATGGTGATGTGCCGTAATGCCAGCAATACCGTCACGATCCCCAAGGGTACGGCGGTGATGTTTGCCGGCACACTTGGCGCCAGCGGTCGCATCAAAGTGGCGCCAATGGTTGCTAATGGCACCTATCCCGGCTATGTGTTCTTTGGTGTCACCGATCAACCGATCCTTGGCGCCAGCGATGGCTACGTGTCGGTATTCGGCAAGATCCGTGGCATCAATACCAACAGCTACGCCGAAGGTGCAATCCTGTGGTGCAATCCTGCAGTGCCGGGCGGCTTTATCGCAACAGAACCCCAAGCGCCAAACCTGAAGCTGCCTGTAGCTGCTGTGATCTCCAGTGCCAACAACGGCACCATCTTCGTTCGATGGGATACCGGCCGCCGGCTGCAGGATCTGCATGACGTAGAAGCCAACGGCAGCAAATCCGATGGCGATGTATTGACCTACGTCGCGGCAAGCAACAGATGGGAGGCAAAGCCGGCCGCTGCGGGTGTTACTGACATCGCAGAAACTGAGCAGGTTATTGACACTGACCTGACGATTAGCACAGGCAAAAACGGCATCTCCGTTGGGCCTGTAGAGATTTCCTACGGCTACACTGTTACCGTACCAGCCGGTGCGGTGTGGCTGATCGCTGAGTGATGCAATGGCTTACGGAACAGCTAAGGTTGACACCCTCCAAACCAGCACCAAAACGGTGCAGGTTGATGACCTCGCCGTATCGGCGGATCTAGGTACTGCTGCAGCGGAGGATGTCGGCACCGCTGCCGGCAATGTGGTGCAGCTCGACGGCTCAGCGCGACTGCCAGCAGTTGATGGCTCGCAGCTGACGAACCTACCAGTAGCGGTCGGCACCGACCTGAGCTATACCGCCAGCACCAGGGTGCTTGCCAGCTCCACTGGTGCGGATGCAACGCTGCCTGAAGCAACAACCAGCGAAGCCGGCCTACTGAGCGCTGCGGATAAAACCAAGCTCGATGGCATCGCAGCTGCAGACGCCACCCCACAGGCGCTAGGTGTTGCAGCGATCGGTACGAGCACCGACTACGCCAGGGAGGATCACGTCCACGCCATGCCCAGCGCTGGTGATGTAGGCGCTGACCCCGCTGGCACTGCATCGTCTGCGGTCAGTTCCCACGAGGCCGCCGCTGATCCGCATCCTGGGTACGCATTGGAGAGCGGCCTGGCGGCGGTTGCGACCTCGGGGGCCTATGCGGACCTGAGTGGCACGCCAAGCATCAGCGACATCTACATCATCGCCTGCAGTGATGAGTCCACAGCACTAACGACAGGCACCGCAAAGGTTACACTCAGGATGCCTTCTGCTGGTACGTTGACAGGCGTAAAGGCAACTGTTACGACAGCACCAGTCGGCAGCGCATTAGTTGTTGACATCAACGAAGGCGGCACCAGCGTATTGAGCACCAAGCTCAGCATTGATGATGGAGAAAGTACCAGCACAACAGCAGCAACGCCTGCGGTAATCAGCGACTCTGCTCTAGCCAGTGACGCTGTGATCACTATCGACATTGATCAGGTGGGTAGCAGCACGGCAGGCGCAGGGCTCAAAGTGACCCTGTACATCACACGGGGTTGATGATCATGAGCAGCAACTTTGCATTGTGGGACACGATTGAGGAGAAGGTGATCTCCTACCCGCGTGGCGATGACGAGCCAGTATCGCAACTTGACCCGCGCTATTTGGTGTTGCGCATCATCCGTGAAGAAAAGCCCACTGCGCCCGAGGGGTGGACCGTTCGCCAGCGGTGGATTGTTGACCTCAATGCACTGGAATGGCGCCAGACATGGGACTTGATTGAACCGCCGCCGCCAGCTCCACCGCAACCGGATTACTTTGGCTTCTACTCAGCTTTGCTGGATAGCGCCACCTATCAGTCAGTGATTCAGATGCCTGCTACGGCTGATCTCGCCAGGGCATTGGCGGTGTTCGTGAGTGCTATTCAGGATGCCATGAGCTATCGCGTGAATACACAAGCGATGCAAGGTGCTATATGGCTGTTGCTTGCGCAAGTCACGCTGACGGATGACCATATAACCGAACTAACCGAGCTGATGGAGACGTATCACTTGGGCATGATCTACACCTTGGTGCCGGCATGAGTGTTATCTACATTGATCCGTTTCAGTTTGCGGCGGCATACGATGCGGACGCGCAAGATTACATTAACCGCGTCATTGCTGCTGATGTGGCAGCAGGTAACACGAGCGGTCTAGAAGTTGGTGTGCAAGAAGCGATCAATGATTTTGTCGTTGGCTGCAAGGCTGACGGCACCTGGAACGCCATCAAGGCAAGTTGCATCTTGGCTGGAGCACGGACTCTGGCTGGTGCGTTGGTGCCGCTGGTGGGGATTGCACCAGACAAGTACGGCACCGAAGGCGGTTGGAACTATAACCGGGAGACGGGGTTGCAGGGGAATGGGACGGATAACTACTTGGATAGCAATCGCGCCAACAACGCAGACCCGCAAAACAATGCACATTTAAGCGTGAACTTAAGCTCACCGATGGCCGGTACTGTTGCCGCGCTTGGAGCACAATCAAGCGCACAGTCATTGATTTATGCCGATAGCGGCCTTCTTAACATGAGATTAAACTCATCCGCTAGCAATTTTGTTACACCAAATGCCTTGTCGGGATTCCTAGGCGTTAGCAGGGTGTCCAGCACAGCACTTGCGATGCGCTCGCTTTCAACAAGTTCTACCGCTACTAATAACTCCGTGCCACCGAGCAGTCTTTCTTACTATGTCTTTGCTAGGAATCTAAATGGTACCGCAACCATACCAACTACAGCGAGACTTAACTTCTACTCCATCGGCGAATCCCTTGACCTCGCCCTCCTCGACGCCCGCGTCACCACGCTGATGAGCGACCTCGCGGCGGCCATCCTCTGACGCCCTGCAGCCCTGTGCTATGGTTCCGCGACGCCGCCACCCCAGGCGGTGATCCTTAAGGAATCCTAAACTCACATGGCATCTAGCGTTACCCCTGTGGACACCCTTGCCAGCCGCGACCGTTACGACCGTTACGACCGGAACCGCGACCGCACCCCTACTCCCACCCCTACCCCTACTCCCGCCTCGGTTTTCGGCGAGTACGGCACCGTTACGGGCACCGACACCTGGCAGCGCCTTACGCTCCAGAACACCTACACCAACCCGGTGGTGATCTTCTCGGATCCCACCTTCAACGGCAACCAGCCCGTCGCCGTGCGCCTACGCAATGTTGACGCCCAGAGCTTTGAGTTCTCACTCCAAGAACCCGCCTACCTCGACGGTCTCCACGTCTTTGAGAACCTGAGCTACATGGTGGTCGAGGCCGGCACCTGGGCGGTCGGCGGGATGACCTTCACCGCCGGCAACATCCAGACCAACCGCCTGAGCAGCGCCGGCTTTGACACCGTGATACTGCCCAACATGGGCGCCAACACTTCGGTGATGACCCAGGTCCAGTCCTTCAACGGGCCCGACTGGGTGACGACCCGCACGGATGCGATCACCGGCAATAGCTTCCGCGTCACCATGCAGGAAGAGGAGGCCAGAAACACTGGAACTCACGCCTACGAAACCGTTGGCTACCTCGCCTTCAGTGGCACTTCCACCACCAGCGGCGACACCCTGATCCAAGGTGGCATCACCCCAGAGACGGTGAATCAAACCAACAACAACCTAGGCTTCTCCCAGGCATTCAGCCAAGCGCCCACGCTGTTCACCAAGGTGGCGTCCTTCAATGGCCCGGATACCGCCAACAGCCGCATCACTGGCGTCACCGCCAGCGGCTTCAGCGCATTTGTCCAGGAGGAGCAGTCGTTGGATGCTGAGGTCGCCCACCTCGGCGAATCCCTGGCATTCCTCGCCTTTGGCGGTAGCAGCGGCAACCTTGTCGGCACCCAGGTTCTAGCTGCAGTGGATACGCTGATCTGAGCACAATCCAGCCACTAATCGCCATGCGCCCTAGGTTGGGTGCATGGCTTTTTTGTGCCGTTATGACCGATGCCGACACCAGGGAGAAGTGGCTAAGGGTTAAGCAAGCCTTGGAGAGTGCAGGTAAGACAAACACGCATTACTACCGCCGCGCATTGATCATCCTCTCCGGCAAAGCAGATCCTGGGCCGTTTTGAAGGGCGCACTAGAATCGGTCCAAACGGAGGGCAATGGGCCTCGCCACTTCACTACAACGTGTCGCCAGCCAGCTGATCACCAAGTTTGGTGGTGCAGTGACCGTCCGCCGGATCGGCACTGGCATCTATAACCCGACGACCGGCACCGTCAGCGAGGCAGCTGCTGAGGTGTCAATTAGGGGCGTGGTGCAAGGTGTCAGCTCACGTAGCGTCAATGACCTCGTGCGCGCTACTGACAAGCTGCTGTTGATCGCCGCGACGGATGTCAACTTCAAACCGCTGACCAGTGATGAAGTGATCGTCGGCGGTGTGACCCATCAGGTGATTGATGTGCAAACCATCGAACAGGACAACATCGCCATCACCTACGAGCTGGTACTAAGGAGCTGACCATGGCACGCATCACGACGATCCAAGGCTTTGGCGATGCGGTCAATTCCGCAATGGAGCAACTGCTGCGTTCGGCGGTGCTGGAAACCGACTCCAGGCTCAAGCAAGCCAGCCCGGTTGATACCGGCAGATTCCGCGCAAGCTGGCAGGTTGGGGAAAACAGCGCAGCAGGCCCCGGCAAACCGCCCGGCAACTATCCATCAGCGCCACAGATTGAGCGCATCAACTACGAGCAAGAACGCCTTGGAAATGTTTACAGCGTCCACAACAACCTGCCGTATGCGGAGCCGTTGGCCGGCGGTCCTAGCTTCCCGCCATCGTGGGGAGGCCAGTACCGCTCCAAGCAAGCGGACCCCGGCTGGGTTGAAGGTGTCGCAAAGGACATCCAAGGGTTTGTGCAGCGCACCGCAGATCGCATCGCTCGGCAGTCATGACCTACGCCACCATTCGATCTGCCATTGAGCAGCGCATCGCTACAGAGATGGCGGTCATGCCGTCCTATCCGGTGAGCTATCAAAACGTACCGTTCACGCCGCCAAACGACAGCCCATGGCTGCAGGTGTTCTTGCGGTTTGGTGACAATGCCTACGCCACCCTTCGTAGCTTCAACCGCCAGTCGGGTGTGTTGGTGGTCAATATCTTCACGCCGCAGTCGCAAGGTACTGCCGCCAATTACACCATCGCCGAACGGATCCGGCAGTTGTTTGATCGCCTCACGCTATCTGGCATCATCTTCGATGCAGCATCAGGCCCTGCTGTCATCAGCCCTGCATCACCGCAGCCATACTTCCAGACGCAGTTGAGTGTTACCTTCAGCGCCTTTGTAGACTAATCGCAGCCAATACCGTCTCCTGAAGCAATGGCCGTTACCGTCCTGTCCGGCACGTCCGGCGCTCTCTACTACAAACCTGCCGGCACCACTGCCACCTTTGGCACTGCTGCTGTCAGTGCCGCTGATGATGAAATCACCCTGATCGCTAACCTCGGTTTCCGCGTTGGTGATCCGGTTGAGTTTTCTGTCGTCAACAGCCAGACCGGTGGCGCCGGCAGCGGCACCCTGCCTGCTGGCATCAGCGCTTCGACCACCTATTACGTGATCGCCTACAGCACCACCACCGGCATCATGGAGGTGTCGGCAACTGCTGGCGGCGCTGCAGTTGATATCACCGATGCCGGCACCATCGCCAGCCCCAATGAGTTCCAGGTTGCCTATGCCGACTTCGCTGCTGTCGGCCAGGTGCAGTCGTGGTCGTTTGAGATCAGCCGTGCTGAAATCGACGTGACCACCATCGGCCAACCGACTGGGCAGTATGCACCGTTCCGGTCCTACATCGCCGGCTTCGCTGATGGCTCTGGTTCCGCCACCGTGTACGTGACCAACGAGGACGCCTCGCTCGCCAACCGCATGGTCGAGGATGTGCTGCTGCTCAATCAGGTCGGTTGCGGCTTCAAGCTCTACACCGACAAGCAATCGACGGAGCTGCTGAGCCGTTCGATCGCAATGGATGCAGTGCTGCTTACTGCCAGCCAAACGATCAACCCGGATGATGCGCAACAGGTGGAGATCACCTTCCGACCTGCAGCGGCACCGACGTTTGACCTGACGGCTACCGCCTGATAGCAACTGCCCCGGCCACAACCGGGGCCTTTTGCTATGCTTCAGTCACCCCATAAACAATCCATGGCAGGCTCTGCATTATCTCGACTCAAGAAAGCCGCAAACCTCAGCCCTACCAAGCGCACCGCAACACTCAGCGACGGCAGCACGTTTGAGTTCTATGCAGCACCGCTCACCATGGCGGAACGCGAGCAGGCCGAACAGATGCTCGGCGGCAATACGCCCAACGGCTTTGCGTTAAATATCCTTGTCTGCAAGGCCGTAGACGCCAGCGGTCAGAAGCTGTTCACTGCTGGTGAGATCGCAGAACTCAAGAACGAGGTGCGTGATGCGGACCTGCAGGCGATGATGCTGGCCGCCATCCAAAACCCAGATGAGGCACAGATTGACATGAAAAGCACTCAAAAGTGAGCTGCGAAAAGATGGCTATTTGCTGCTGCAGCTGAATGTAGCCAAAGAGCTTGGCTACAGCCTGACCAGGCTGAACCAAGAGATCACAGCAGAGGAGCTGTACCTATGGGCAGCATTCTTCCAGCTGCAGAACGAAGAGCAGGAGAAACGGATGAAGCAACGCCGGTAGACTGACCGCAATGGAGGGTTATCAAGCGTGAGCCTGATCGCAAATCTTGGCATCAACCTTGACACCCGTGATGCGGCGGCCAAGCTCCGGCAGTTCGTTCAAGGCACGCAGGCGGCAGGCAAGGCGGCGCAACAGCTGCAAACTGGCGTCACGGCAACAGGCCGCGCTATGGATGGCGCTGGGCGGCAACTCCAGTCGGCATCGGGCAAACTCAGGGATTATGCAGGGTCGGCCACCAAAGCGCAGCAGAGCAATAAAAACTTGGGCTCATCGGCTGAAGCAGCAGCAGCCGGCATCGAGCGTCAAGGGCAAGCGGCGACGAGGGCATCATCGGCATTCCGTCAATTTGGCGGCATCATCGCAAGTATTGGCGTCACAGCATTAACGGCCAATATGGTCCGCAATGCTGCCAGCGCAGAACAGCTGCAGCTGCGGCTGAAGTTGCTGTCCAGGGAGTACGGCGAAACAGATAAGCTCCAGGCGTTTGTATCGCAAAGCGCCAAGCAATTCGGTCAGTCGCAGGTCGAGGCAGCGCAAAGCGTTACTGATGTCTACGCAAGATTGCGGCCAATTGGCATCAGCCTTGAGCAGATCCAGACCACCTACAAAGGATTTAATGCTGTTGCACTTGCGTCTGGAGCATCAGCAGAAGCGGCATCCGGCGCATTCCTACAGCTAAGTCAGGCCCTAGGTTCCGGCCGCCTTCAGGGTGATGAGTTCCGTTCAATCGCGGAACAGGTGCCAGGCATCCTGCAGCTGGTTTCCAAGGAGATGGGTGTTACCGTCGGTCAACTCAAGCAGCTTGGCAGTGACGGCAAGATCACCTCAGAGATCCTGATTAACGCTCTCGCCAAGGGATTCGAGGAGAACAAGGATAAGATTCAGGAACTCCTTGAACTGTCGCCAGCTCAAAAGTTCAAAGAGTTTCAGAACGCATCATCTGAGCTGAGTAATGCCATCGGATCGGAATTACTGCCTGCAATTACGCCACTTGTTCAATTCGCCACTGAGCTGATCAAGAAGTTTGGCGAGTTGCCGACGCCAGCCAGGACTGCTAGTGCAGCAGTATTCGGCCTTAGCGCTGCATTTATCGCGCTAGCGCCTGGGCTCAGGGCGGCAATCCCGCTCATCGGTGCGGCAGCTCAGGCACTTGGATTCCAGGGTCTAGCCGGTTCGGCGACCGTAGCAAAAGGCGCCATCGCGGGATTGCTGCCGCTACTCGGCGAGATCGCAGCGATTGGTGTCATCACCATCGGATTGAAGTTCGCCATTGAAGGCGCCGACGAGTTTCTGACGGGCCAGATGGGGGCAGCGCAGGCTGACCGGCTGGCGCGCGACATGGCGGAACGCCGTGGCTTGACCTATACGCCAAGCCCGGCCGTACAGCGCAGGTTTGCGGCGGCAAGCGCCTACAAGAGCCGATTTGCCGGCGCACGCGACGAAGCATTCCGCCGCGCTCAGATGATTACCGGCGAGCCGAAACCTACTAGCGGAGGCGCAGTCCGTACTGGCGGCGCAGTCCGTACTGGCGGCGGTGGCGGTGCCGCTGCAGCCAAGGGGGCTGAAGACACCTCAGCGCAGCTGCAGGAGCAGATCAAGCGGTTCCGCGAGCAGGCGGACATTCAAAACCGGATTCGTGATCTGCAGTTCCAGGGCCGTGAGCGCCTAGCGGCTGAATCGCAGCTGGAAGCTGAAATCCTGCAGATCAACTACGACCGCAATGATGCGCTGAAGGCCGCTAACTTCGAAGGTGAACGCCGGAACATCAATGCACTGGCGGAGTCCAAGATCATTGCTGCACGGGCGGAATCTGAGGACCGCATCCGTGAAATTAGAAGCCGTCAGCTGCAGCAGGAAATCCAAAACAAGCAAGCAGTTGAAGATGCAGCAAGAGCTATCACTGATGTAGCAAAACAGCAGGAACGGCAGCGCGTTAATGCCGAGGAGTACGGCGAACTACTGCGCAATGGCACGCTGCCGGATGAAGCGCAGCGGATCATTAACTTCAAAAACCTTGTCTATGAACAGCTGAAGTCACTTGACATTCAGATTGATGCTGCACAGGCTGCATACGATCAGGCGAAAAACGAAGGACTCATCAACGAGGAATACGAAAACAGGCTGAAGCAGCTCGTTGCTCAACGCAAAGCCGTCGAAGATGCCGCTGCTGCAGGCCCCGGCCGCGGTGCAACCGATGCAGAACGCCTGAAGGCTGTCGTTGATCAGATGCAAGGCGACATCAACAACCTGGCGGATCCAATTAATGCCGCCGTTCGTGGTGCTAATGCAATCGGTGATGCGTTCAGCCAAGCATTCCAAACCATTGCATCTGGCAGCGCTTCAACCAAAGAAGTGCTTGCTGATTTCTTCTCAAGTATTGGCCAAGCATTTATCCAGATGGCGTCCGAAATCATCGCCAAACAACTGGTCATGATCGCCCTGCAAACGCTGCTCAAAGCATTAGGTGGTGCCACGGGCGGCGGCGCCAACATGGCCGATGTTGGCAAGTACGCAGACACAGCCACGAATGTGACACTGCCCAGCATTCCTGCGCCCAGCGCCAAAGGCAACGTCTTCGCCCCCCAAGGCCACCTGGAGCGTTACGCCAGCGGCGGCATCGTCAACCAGGCCACGATGTTCCGCTTTGCCAAAGGCGGCAGCTTTGCGCCAGGTGTCATGGGCGAAGCAGGCCCTGAGGCGATCCTGCCCCTGCAGCGCACACCATCCGGTGACCTTGGTGTTCGCGCAGTGCCGTACATGCGCGGCCAGGACAAGACGCCTCTCCAGGTGCCATTCCGCCGTCAGGATGAAGACTTCACCACCGGCTCCACCGAAGGTGCCATCCGCTTTGAATCCACGGTGATCAACAGCCAGGAGTTCGTCACCAGGGATGAAGCAGAGCGCATCGGCCAGGCTGCAGCATCCCGTGGTGCGCAGATCGCACAGCGTCGCATGAAGAACAATCCCCAGGTCCGCCGTTCGATTGGTATCGCCTGATGGAACTCTGCCACTTCCTCCGCTTCAAGCTCCGCAGCGGCACCTACACCACCTGGGCCGCGCAGAACTTCTTCCCAGGGGAGGACAAGGAGCTTGGCGGTGTGCTCTACCCCTATCGCCCCGTTGCAGTGCAGACCAATGGCGCCACCCTGGGTGGCGACAGGGCGGAGGCGGCTATTGCCAGCGTCGCCAACGAGCTGACCCTAAACGTCTTCGCCCAAGCGGCGGACGAGGACTGGCTGCTGGAGGTGAAGACCGTCAAGCTGAACCGCGCCAGCTTTGCGCTGCAGACAGTGCTCACCGAGCAGCTATGGGCCTGCACGCAGGTCCAATACGACAGCTCCAAAAACGGCGTGGTGCTGCAGCTCGCCTCGCCCCTGGACTCAGTGCAGCAGCGCGGTGGTCGCCTGCTATCCCAGTCGATGGTTGGCGCGCTGCCCACTACTGGCACCCTGACGCTCCAGTGATCAACTACATCCGCTGGATTGGGCTACCGCATGGCCTTGGGGCGGATCCAGACGATGGCATCGCAGCAGATTGCGCCATCATCACCGTCAAGATCCTCACCGCCCAGGGTTTCGACGCTCCCCCAGTTGACGCTGTATGGTTCAGCCTCGCCGCCCAGGGAAAGTGGCTGACGCTGTTTCGCGTCTGGCGTCAGTACCTAGAACCCTGGGACGCACCAGGCCTAGGGTGCCTGCAGCTGTACTACAAACCAGGCGGCCCTTTGGGGATGGGTGTGTTCGTTGACGGTGGATTTCTGACAGTAAGCCATTCCCGTGGAGTGATCTGGAGGCCTGTAGCATCAAAAACAGGGACGCTGTGGAGGCTAAGAAGTGCTGCCGTCTGATCGCTACATCGCCTCAGTCCTAGGGCTGACAGACGAGCAGTACCTGGCGTGGAAGGACTACCTGATCGAACGGGCACATAAGGGGCCGCAACCTGCGGTGGTAGCCGGTGAGCCCGCCACCACAGCATTGATTGTGTCTGCAGTGCTCACCGCCATCGGCGTGGGCTTCCAGATCATCGCCTTCCTGCTGCAGCCGCGTGTTGGCAACAACCGCCCTGCTGAACTCAAGGTCAAGCAGCGCACCGGCGTCAACCAGCTGGAGAACAGCAGCTTCGCTCCTCGCGCTGGCTTTGATGCCATCCAGGAGGTGGCAGGCATCGGTGCGCCAATCCCTGTGGTCTACACCAAACGCGAAACACTAGATGGCTACACCTACGGCGGTGTCCGCGCCAACACCTCCCTCCTCTGGTCGCAAATCTGGAGCCTGGGTGGTAGCCAGATGCTCCGCGCCGTCTTCCTCCTAGGCGAAGGCGATGTGGAGGCCATCGACCTAGGCGGATTCGCCATTGGCGACAACAGCATTGGCGGCTACGACCTAGCGGGTGGTGATGGCTCCGGCAGTCGCCTTACGATCTACTACCGCTCCAACGGTGGACGCCTTACTTCCGCAGATCGCATCTTGGGCCGTCTCGCCGCCAATGACAACGGCAACGCCCAGAACGATGGCGCTAGTGATGTATTCCAAGTCCAAAGCCTCGGCAACGCTTGGGCGGCGGACTTCTGCGCTTCAATCAAACCAAGTACAAACACCACCTTCGGCGTTTACTCCCCCATCGGCAACAACCTGGGCTACAAGCTCAACCCCGTGGTGCGCCCCAAGTACACCGCCAGATTGAAACCACAGGGCGATGAGGGTAATGCCATCGTGGCCTGCGATGTTGATGAGGTGGTGGCTACACAACGCGCCAAATACGAGGCGTTCTTCTCCACTAGATCCGGCATCGTCGGCGGAACCACAGGCATCATTGATTACGCCCTTGGTGATACCTTCACCTATACCCTGTACCGCAGCAGCGATTTCGACACCGAGTTCTCCGGCCTTGACGATGAAGATGACACCTGGACGATGGAGGTTGAGGTGCGTGCAATTGACACCACCTACATCAGGCCTACATTTTCCGGTGTATTCCCTGGCCTGAAGGCCTCTATTACACCTGCCGCATTGGCGGCTACTGTCACCCTTGGCACGCCAACTGTTGACACCATCAACAAGCGTGTAACCTCTAGGGTCACGGTTGACGATGCCGCCATCATTAGCCTCTACAGCACAACAGCACAACCGGCACCTGGCTCATACAACGTTGATTTCTGGCTGCGAGCAAACAACACAAGCCGCGACCTAGAGCTACGGCAACCGCTGCGTATTACCGTAGTCGTCCGCGAGTACCGCACCTATGTGCGTGACAGCTCCACAGATAATTTCACGACACTGCCGTACTCAGCGTCTACCGTTATCAACGGCTCCACTATCGCTGATGACTTCAAGGTCGCCTCCAAGTTCCCCGAAGATGCTGTAACAGTTTCCGCCACCCAGGCCGACATCCAATTTGATTACAGCGAGAAGGATCTCTATACCGAGAAAGCAGATGATGCCGCCAGTGCTGTGGCATCCCGCCAACGCACCTGGGATGACGCCATCGTTGTCGGTGAGCTGTACAAGGTTGGCTCTGCGCTTGCGGTATGCACCGGCCGCACACCAGATGATTCCCTGTTCAT